CTGTGGCGACTTCATTATGGAAATGTACCCAAATCCAATCGGCGTTCCTTCTTCCGGGAACAACACATCGAACTCAACAGGGTACATGCCATGGTTGTAAAAGCCATTCTCGGCATATTCGGGACTGTTCTCTGAGGCAAACAGCACCTCACTACCTACAAACTTGCAGAAGTGCAGTACAACCTTACCTGCCTCATTACGTTTCTTGTAATACCAATCCACCACAACTGACTTATTTATTGTGTCAACGGCATCGTCATACACATACTCTTTAACATTTATAACCTTACCGCCGACTTTGTTCTTAAGCTGTGGATATTCCTTTTCAAGCAAGTCGTTATCTTCGAGCGACACTATAAAAAGGTTTCGGCTTGACTGTATGTTTGTAATGCCCGGCTCCCAGAAAATATTGAGCATATCAATAAACTGCGTGTCAATATCCCCTAAGCCTTCCTCAAGCTCTGTGTTCCAAAACACACCCTTTGCCACTACACCGTGCTTTAACTTGTACCAAGCCGCATTGGAATATGTTTCCTCATAGTTGTTTTTCTCATATATCACAGGAAGGATAGAAGACAATGTCTTGGCAGACTCTCCGTCTCCTCGTTCCCTCGGCAGTACATTTGGCTCTGGATAGTTGTCCATAATGTCTGCGTGCTTCGATGCAATGGAGTTAAACATCCAAGCAGAAGTCGGCTGTGGTCGGTCTTTTTTCTTTTCATCCTTGCCGATTACTTCCCAATGGCGAAGTTTCCACCATCGTTCTTCCTCAACAATTCTGTCCTCAAGACTCTTCTTGCCGTCCTTGTACTTTTTAAGGGTTTCCGCTGCCTTTTCAATTGCCTTCTTGTCAATTACCTGCATCTGCTCAACGGGATTAACCTCGGCAACTCCTTCAGGCTGCGTTCTGCCTCTTAACATCTGTGCCGCCGCCGCAAGATAATCTTTTGGTGTCTTGCCCCTTGCATTCGGCATATTCATGTCCAATTCTTATCACCTCTTTAATACTTGCGATAGAACGCATATCTATCGACCTCTATATCATCATCCAGCGGATTGTATACCGCAGGCGTTCTGTCCTCAACTTTTATTGGCTTCATAGGATTAGCCATACACAAATACCTTGTTTCATCGGCAATGTGATCCTCAAGCTTCGTATCAATGTCCTCTGGCTTGTGGTCATCATACATAAGAGTTGGTATTGTCCTTATAAACGCCTTACAGTTAGAGAATATATACATCATTGGTATGCCGTTTTCATCAAACTGCATCCTGTAATGAACCTGCATCCACCCGGCAAGCCTCTTGTGGTCGCCCTTGTCAAAGTACACTCCGTATTTCTCGCCGGTCTCGGCAATACTTACGCCGTGCGACTTGTCCCATATGGCAGGGTCTGCCACACCATTTATGTGCTTACCCTTCAGCCACTCGTGTTCGTTCTCTATTCGAGCGATCTCTTTGAATATCTCATCAGGTGACCATTTAACACCCACATCAGCCTCATTCTTCACACATCCATATAGCTCCAGTATGCGATAAATCCTTCCGTCATAGTCAACAGCCCACCAAGCACAGGAAAATGGTTTAGAATAGCCAAAATCGAAGCTACGCCATATTTTCCACTCTTTTGGTGGTGTGAACGGCGGAATAACGTGTGTATACCGTCTGTCCTCATAATGTGTACTGTCATTGCGGAACTCTTCAAACACTTGCCCCTCATAAACATCCCAGCACCCGTCAAGGTGTGCCTTTCTTTTGTGCTCAGGCAGTGCCTTTAGCATATCTATGTACTCAGGGTTTGCATCCATAAGCACCTTGTTGTCATATACCGATGCCTGAATGAATACATAATCCTCTGCTTTTTCGCCCTCTTTGTATTGCTTGTCAATGAATATGCGTTTAATGTATTCGTGTCCCACTCCACCGGGGTTTGTTGTGTAATAAACTCTCGGCATAAAGTCTGTTCTTGTTGTTCTGAGTGATGTATTGATAAATGTTATCCAAGCTTCCGGGAAATGTGTTGCTTCCTCGTAAATTATAAAGTCAAATTCCTGCCCCTGATATTGGAGCAAATCCCCTTCATTATCACAGTAACCAAGCAAAAGCCTGCTTCCGTTAGGAAATAAAAAACTTCTCTCATCCTGATTGTATTTTGCGTATCCGTGCAATTCAGAACGAAGAGGTATTATGTGATTGTTACGAAGCTCAGGCATTGTTCTTCGGAGCAGAACACCCCTTAACCCCTCATAATTCATACAGAGCATTACAGCCTTACGCCTTCCGGCCCAACTTTTGCCGCCACCTCTGGCACCGCCATAGCCTATGTGCTTACCTTTAGCTTTAAAAAACTCAATCTGTTTAGGGTTTGGCACTTCTTCTCTTAAATGTCTAAAGATTAAAGGTTCTGCTACTTCGCCCATTCGCTTAATTCACCCTCAAACTTAACAACTGTTGTCCCCGAGTTGTTTACTTCACCGTCCAACGTCACTTGCTGTGCTGACTTGCCGTAATACATTTCAGCAAACCACTTTTCTATATCAGCCTTAACCTTTACAGGCGTATTCTCATCATCTGCAATAGCTCTTAGCCTTGCAGGTGACTGTTTCGCATACTCTTTAAGCTCAGGTGGTAGAGGTGGTCGCCCTTTCGGATTGCCACTATGCCCCTTTGCGAACTGTCCTGATTTTGTCCTGTTAGCAGGCATATACCCACCACCTTTCTAACCATCAATCTGTCTTTATAAAACGTAAGCTACAAAAACTTCCTGTCACCGAAGAAACATCGCCCACTTGTTTTTTAATCAAATTAATTCATAAAAGGAGGTAACAACCGTTATACCCACATAAACCATACCACAAATTTTAAGCAAAATTCCCCTTAAAAGTGGAATTTGCAAATTTTTTTAGAGAAACAAAAAGACACCCTACAAAATAGGATGCCTTATCTATGTTTCGCTTCTTCCCACAAGGTAATCAATGCTCACCTCGAAGAACTCCGCTATCGCAATCAGCGACGCCATATCAGGTTTAGCCTCTCCTCGCTCATACCGCCTTATTGCGTCTGGATGCAAACCACATAGCTCTGATAAAACTTTCCTGCTGATTCTTCGCCGTTCCCTTAAATACTGTAACCTTTGCTGAAACTCCAATGGCAACACCTCTTACTCTGTTTCCTCGCAATAAAGTGATACACTTTCGTCAGTCGCAATTGCACGAGCCTCAAAATTGCCTATAGCCTGCGTTACTTCTTCCTTGGTTATTACAACCGCATTATCTTCTGTTGCCTTTAACCTGTTAAGTAAAATAGCGATGTACGCACTATGTATTCTGCCAATTTGCTCATATCCCTTTACCTTTTCCCTCTCTTCAATAAGCATCTTCTTAAGTTTTTCCTTCTGTTTATCCATTTACAATCACCCTTCCTTAAACAGCGGACACGCCTTAACTATGTAACTGTCAGTATAATCGGTGGTGCTTACCTTTAGCTTCACCTTTTTAGCCACCCAGCCTTCAACAGGTATCAAATGGCTCGCCCACATGCATTTGCCCGTCTTTGCCTGTCGCCCACTCACAATGCCAGCAAAGCGTACCGTTTGCACTTAGACTAGATTTGTTTTTCCCTTTGCTTTGGCTTTTGCTATGCACTGGGTTTGCCTTATACAAACAACTTTTTGAGCAATACTTTCTGTTTTGCTGCTTGGTAATAAATTCACTTCCGCATACAAGACACACCTTAATGTTTTTTAAGCTCTTGCCCTCAGCTATCTTCTTCTGCTCCCTTTTCATATACCCATTTCGCTTTGAGTTGTATGTTCCAATCGCCCTGCATCCTTCAGAGCAATATGCAAGTCTGTAATTTTCAGCCTCAAACTCTTTCCCGCATTGTTTACAAACCTTATCGTACTTTGCCACCTCTGCCACCTCTCATTCATCTAATTCCTCAATTTTTGCTAAAATCCACCATAACGCATAAAGCCCGAAACAAATCCAATACCAAACTCCTGCTTCAATTGTTACTCCTATAATTGCAAATAAAACTATACTCATTTATTCATCCCTACCGCTTCGTTGTTTTTATCTTCCACTATCGCAGCCCAGAGCAAAAGCAAATAGTTAATATGGTCCCCAATCTTCTCGTCCCACATCTCGAGCGGTATATCCTCGCCCCTGTTTACCGCTTCGATTAAATCATAAACCGATACAGTATGCTTTTTCATCATACCACCTAATGCTTTAATAGGACTTTCCCCTGAAAGCACCGCAGCAACCTTAAAATTATGTAAGCGGTCAGATGTTGCATACTCTTTCGCCTTAACCCCTAAAAGCTCATAGCACTTTGAAACTCTCTTTTCAATCACCTTTTCAAAATCTTTACTGTTCATCGTCTTTTACCTCGCTTTCAAGCCATTGTTTTATGCAATTAATACACTTGTTGTTTTCTAAATCGCAATTCTGCTCGGGATTTACAGCTGTACAGATTTTATCTAAAGCACCACCCGAGCAGTCAAACTTGTCAATCATTTTTGCCATTTCATCAATGCTCATATTCCTTATTCGTTCATAATTTGTAAGTGGAGCATCTGTTTGCTCAGGACATTTAACAGTGCTTACACAAATGCCATTTTCATAAAATCCACACTCAACTTTTGTTTTGCTCTTACATTTCATTCTCTCTTACCTCTCTTTCTTTTTGTGTGCGTGTACTCAAATCTCTACCACATTCAGGGCAATATTTAATTACAAATGCCGAATTTGCTGAAAAGCCATTCATTGAACAATTTGCATAAGGTGGACACGGAGTGCACTCTGTAATTAAAACGCTGGCATTCCCAAAGGTATCAAGATATAACTTAGTGTGGACTGTGTTTTGATAAAGCACTTTTTCTCCCGAACATATCGGACAGCTTTTTAATTCAGCCATTATGTATCACTCCTTTCTCTTTCCAATGGGAAACAAAGAAATCTATAAGGGCACTCTTTGCAGGGTACAGGACTATCACACATATGCTCATTTGTTCTTGGTATATCTTTAGCAATCATTATGTATCACTCCTTTTTCCTTGATAATCTTCAGGCATATCACAAACACTTCTTTTTGTGGAAAAATATCTAATGTTTTCAACTTCTAAATCAAACCTTTTGCCACACTCAGGACATTCAATCTCATCTTCGCTGTCCTCGTAATTATAGGCATCATACTCCTCATACTCATAATCACAATAGGGGCAAACTATTGTTCTTTCTTGCCAATGTTCGTTCTCGCTTTCCCAATCAACCTCTTTGGATATTCGCTCCAAACATTTGTTGCAAGTGTGAACAATAATGTTTCCTATCATCTTCTCATTGTCTGTTGGATTTCCACAACTACATACAAATTTCATACTCTTACTCCTTAAAGAACTTCATCTATAAATTTTATCGCCACTAACGCAACGCAAATTGCAACTACACTATAAAAAATACAATTTGTGACTGCCATTACTCATCACTCCATTTCTTATCTGCCATCTTCCAAACTTGATACAGAGCATACGCAACGGGGTTATGTATCCATTCAAGTTTCTTCGCCGCTTCATAATGTACTTTAAGCAATTTGATTGCTGTTTCTAATTTCATCACTCCGCACCTTCTTCCAAAACCGACATATCGTAACCGCTTTCAATAAACCTAACCGTTCTTTCGTGATTGCACCGATTCCCCAAATATGTATAAATAATATCCATATCATCTTCTGTAAAATTTGTATCAAGGTATCTGTTAATGCCATCAAGTATGAATTTGTTAAATTCTTTGTTCTTTCTGTCTGAATTAAAAGGTGCTGTTTTATGTGCATCTCTCGAAAACCATTCAAGCGCCTTGCACTTCACATCAAACTCTGTAAAGCAGTCTATCAACCTAAAATATGTATTTGCTTCTCTATGTGCAATAAATTCAGCTTCGCCTTCTCCTGTAGCTATAATAAAACTTCTTGGAAATGCTTTCATTAGTTTTTGGATTATATTCCACTCGACCATTATTCAACACCGCCTTTCTCGGTTGGGTGGGCGTGTGTCATAAGAATATAATCTGCCACGGTAACAATAAACTCGCTATTTGTAGGCTTGCCCTTGTCTGCGGAAATGCTATATCCAAACAATTCCATTGCCATATCTTCATTTGCTCTGCCCCAGCCTGTTTCGATTGCGTGCCGTATTCCACGCTCAGCTCTTGAAGCAGTTGTATTGAATTCTTGTGCGATTTTAGGATATAAAGACCTTGTAATGTATTTCATAAGATTCATATCATTCAGCATCAATTCAATTCCATACCTTAGGTAATAATAACCTACTAAATTCGCAGGTATGCCAAGTTCTTTTATTGTAGTTGTTATAACTTCCTTGTAATTTTTCATTTCCCCTCATTCCTTCCCTTATTCGTTTTGAAATTCCATAAAGCGAATAACTATTTGCCTTTCCGAGGCTCTATTTCTTCCTCAAACTTTTTCAGGTATCGCAGAATAGTTCTTGGATTATAATCCATTATTTCTGCAATTTCCTCTATCGTTCTCCCATTGTTATACCTCAGCCTTGCCGCTTCCTTGATTTTTTCATCAAGAGTAACAGGTGGTAAAATAACACCGTTTTCAAGAAGATGGTCAGCAAC